ATGCCCACCCCTCGCGAAACCATCCTCACTGCGCTGCACGCGCGGCTCTCTGCATTGCCCGCCACCGCCCTGCGCGGTGAGATTCTGCCCGAGCGCGTGCCGGCCACCGGCTTGCTGATCCTGCGCGACGGCGATCCGGGCGAGCCGGAGGTCACGCTGTCGCCGCTGCGGTATAATTACCAGCACGCGGCCGAGATCGAGGCGGTCGTTCAGGGCAGCGATCGCGATGCGGCGTTTGATGCGCTCTGCGCCAGCGTGGGCGCGGCTGTTGCGTCCGACCGCACCTTGGGCGGCCTTTGCGACTGGGTCGAGGCGGAAGCGCCGCGGCCCGTGGATCTGCCGGTCGAAGGGGCCGCTGGCCTGAAGGCCGCCGTGATCCCGGTGATCCTGCACTATTCCCTGGCCGACCCCTTGGCCTGATCCTCACCTCTCGCACATCCGGAGACGACAATGGCACGATCCCTTGGGGCGCGGGCGCAGATGGCGCTGGCGTTCGAGACCACCTATGGCACACCGCCTGTGAGCGGCTTTGTGCGTCTGCCCTTCGCCAGCGCCACGCTGGGGGCAGAGCAGCCGCTGCTGAACTCAGAACTGCTGGGCTACGGGCGCGATCCGCTGCCGCCGATCAAGGATGCGCTGACCGCCGACGGCAATGTCGTCGTGCCGATCGATGCGCAGGCCTTCGGCTACTGGCTGAAGGCGGCGTTCGGCGCGCCCATCACCACGGGTTTAGAGGCGCCCTGGAGCCACGAGTTTCGATCGGGCGGCTGGGTGCTGCCCAGTTTGTCGATCGAGACTGGCATGCCGGAGGTGCCGCGCTTTGCGATGTATTCGGGCTGTGTGCTCGATACGCTGTCGTGGCAGATGCAGCGCTCGGGGTTGCTGACAGCGACCGCAAGCCTCGTGGCGCAGGGCGAGGCCATCGCCACTGCGTCAGAGGCGGGCACGCTGGCCGAGCTGGACCTGCAGCGCTTCGGGCATTTCAACGGATCGATCACGCGCAACGGCACCGCCCTTGGCAACATCGTCTCGGCCGAGCTCACCTATGCCAACGCCCTCGACCGGGTCGAGACCATCCGATCGGACGGCCGCATCGACGGCGCCGATCCCACCATCGCCGCACTCACCGGACGGATCGAGGTGCGCTTCGCCGATCAGGTGCTGGTGGATCAGGCGATCAACGGCGATCCCTGCGCGTTGAGCTTTGCCTATGCATTGCCCTCGGGCGAAAGCCTGACGCTGACCGCCCATGCCGTCTATCTGCCCCGCCCGCGCATCGAGATCGCCGGGCCCCAGGGCATCCAGGCCACCTTCGACTGGCAGGCCGCCCGCGACACCACCCTCGGGCGCATGTGCACTGTCACGCTGGTCAACGACGTTGAGACATACTGAGCGCCCGGGATGATCGGGACACACGACAACGACGACCGCCAGCGTCACAGCCCAGAGGGCATAGCCAAACATCACCCCGACCAGAAGAAGCCGGTCAAACCAGTTGACGGCATACCTTTCGCGTGACGGCGCAGACGGGCGATTGGCCGTGTCCGCGCCGCCAGCGCCTTTCCCATATCCATCTGCCATCGTTCACCCCGAGCGCCACAGACGGCCTCGTTCTGCACCACACTTGTTTCAGAAAGGTTTCCCGAGATGCTGCGACTGAACCTTGCCCGTGAGCCCTCCTGGATCGATCTCGCCCTTGGCGTCCGCATCCGGGTCGAACCGCTGACCACCGCGCTGATGGTCGCCGCGCGCAGCGACCCGAGCGTGCGCAGCCTGCCCGAGGGCACCAGCGACGACGAGATCGCCGTGGTCTTCGGCAAGGCGCTGGCCACGCGCGCCATCCTCGACTGGGAGGGCGTCGGCGATGCGAGAGGCAAACCCGCGCCGGTGACGCCGGAAGCGATCGCCGCCCTTCTCGACATCTGGCCGATCTTCGAGCGCTTCCAGATGGGCTATGTCGCGAAGGGTCTGGAGCTCGAGCAGGAAAAAAACGCCTCCGCGCCCTCGCCGACTGGATCCACGGCGGGGGCGACAGCTACTGCGCGGCCTGCACACAAGCGTGTGAAAACTGCCCGCAAATCCTGAACGCACCGCGCACGCTGGAAGGCTGGCAGGTCTGGGACCTGGCCGGGCGGCTCGGGGGCCAGATCCGCGCCGTGCCCGGTGCGGTGCTGGGCTGGGACATGGGCGCGGCGCTGATCCTCGCCGACGCGCTGGGCGTCGATCGCCGCGCCGCCGCAGAACTCCTGCCGGTGATCGAGGCCGTCATGGTGCGGCATCTGAACGAGCGGATGGACAATGACGGGGGAGGATCCTGACCCATGGCCGAGAAACGCATTTCCGTGCGCCTGTCCGCTGTAGGCGGGCGGCAGGTCAAGGCCGCGCTCGAGGGGGTGGGCGAGGCCGGTGCCCGCGGCTTCGGGCGGCTCTCGCGCGAGATGGAGGCGGCCAATGCCCGGCTGGCGGCCTTCGCGCGCCGCGCGCGGGTGGCCATGGCGGCAGCTGCGGCGGCAATCGCGGCGGCGGCAACGGCGATGGTCCGCTCGGGGCTGCAGGCGGTGGATGCACAAGCCAAGCTCGCCCAGTCCCTCGGCACCACCGTCGAGAGCATTCAGGTGCTGGAGCGCGCAGGCGATCTCGCGGGCGTGGCGATGTCCGGCATCGAGCAGGCCACAAAGGACCTCACCCGCCGCCTGAGCCAGGCCGCAGCCGGGACCGGCCCCGCCGCCGACGCGCTCGCGCGTCTCGGGCTCTCGGCCTCCGATCTGATCGACCTGCCGCTCGATCAGCGCGTGGGCGCCATCAACGCGGCCATCGCGGCCTTCGTTCCGGCCGCCCAACGGGCCGCAGTCGCAGGCCAGCTCTTCGGCGAGGAGGGCTCCATTGCCATGAGCCGCATCGATACCGCGACCCTGCAGCAGGCAACGCAGGATGTCCGCGACTTCGGCGTCGTGGTCTCCGAGCAGGATGCCGAGCAGATCGAGCGCACCAATGATGCGATCTCGCGCCTCGGCCTGATCTGGCGCGGCCTCTCGAACCAGCTTGCGGTGGCGGCCGCGCCTGCGCTGCAGGCCGTGGCCGATGCCATGGCGGCGGTGGCGCGCACGACCGGGCCGCTGGGGATGGCGATCCGCGGGGTCTTCGACAATATCGGGCGGCTGACGGCCTATGCCACCGGCATCGCGACGCTGCTGGCCGGGCGGTTCGTCGCGGCCAAGATCGCGGCGGCGGTGTCCGTGCGCGGGCTGGCCATGGCGCTGGTGGTGCTGCGCGGCGCGCTGCTGCGCCTGCCCTTCGTGGGGCTGGTCATTGCGGCGGGTGAACTGATCACCTGGTTCGGGCGGCTGGTGCGCGGCGCGGGCGGGTTTGGCGAAGCACTCTCGCTATTGGGTGATCTCGCGCGCGAGGTGGGCAGCCGCATGGCGCTGGGCACGATCGCCATGGGGCTGCGGATCATGGCCAGCTGGGCCAGCATCAAGGCCGCGATCGCCGCTGCGCTGCAGGCCTCGCTGGAAGCTGTGGTGGCCTTCGGCAATGCCGCGCTGAACACGTTTCATGGCGCGTTTGAGGCCATCAAGGTCCTCTGGGGCGCGCTGCCCGGGGCCATCGGGGATTTCTCGTTCCAGGCGGCGAATGCGCTGATCGCCGGCGTCGAGGCGATGCTCAATGGTGTGGGCAAGCGCATCAACGGGTTCCTGGAGGGGATCAACGCCGGGCTTGGCGCGCTGGGCATCGATCGGCAGGTCTCCCTGATCGGCACGCTCGAGCTGGGGCGGATCGACAATCCCTTCGCGGGCTCTGCCACGCAGGCGGGCACGGAGGCGCGCGCAGCGTTCGAGGCGGCGTTTGCCTCCGATCCCATTGCCCCGCCCGATCAGGGGCTGGCGGAGAGTGCCGCGACCGCGCGGGCCGAGGCCGAGGCCCTGCGCGCGACCATGGCGGGTGTCGTGGACGCGGCAACCGCACCGCTGGAGTCGGTTGCGGCGCTGCGCGAGGCGGTGACGGCAAACACGCTGGAGACCGAAGCCGGTCTTGCTGGCGCCAAGGAGACAGCAGCCGCTCTCGCGGACACGATCAACGCAACATCCGAGGCTGCAGGGCGCGCGGGTGGCGCCGGGCGTGCCGCGGGTGGCGCCTTGCGCGAGGCGGCTGAGACCGCGCGCGACGCATGGGCTGCAACGGGCGAGGCTGTCCGCGCAGCACAGGAACGTTCGCGCGAGATCGCCCAAGGGCTGGCCCAGGACATCACCGGCCCGATCAAGGACGCGCTCAAGTCCGGCGAGTTCACCTGGCAGACCTTTGCGGGTGCCATCTCGCGCATCGCCCAGAACCTCGCCACCCGCCTGATCGATCTGGCCTTCAAGCCGATCGAGAATGCCCTCATCAATGCCTTTTCGGGCGGGGGCGGCGCGGGCGGCGGCGGTGGGTTCTTCGCGAGCCTCTTCGGGTTCGCCAGGGGCGGCGTCTTTGCCGGTGGCCACGAGCTCACTGCGTTTGCCCGCGGCGGCGTGGTGAACCGGCCCACAGTCTTTCCCTTCGCCCGCGGCATCGGGCTGATGGGCGAGGCCGGGCCCGAGGCCATCCTGCCGCTGCGCCGCGGCCGCGGTGGACGGCTGGGCGTGGAGATGAACAGCGGTCCCGCGCAACCCGCGCAGGACATGTCGACGCGCATCATCAATGTGCTCGACCCCTCGGTCGTGGGCGACTACCTCGCCACGCCGTCGGGCGAACGGGCGATCCTGAACGTGATCCGCCGCAACCGAGGGGCGATTAATGCCTGAGGTCGAGACCAGCCCGCCGCTCTGGCCCTTCCCGGCAGAGCAAGAGATCACCGAAGTTCTGGAATGGCGCACGGATGTGCTGACATCGCGCGCGGGCGAACAGCGCATCGCGCTCCGCCCCCGCCCGCGCGAGATCGTCACGTTTCGGCATCGGCTCGATGCGTTCGGGATGGCGCGGGCTGCGGAACTGGCGCGCGGTGGGTTCGCGGGAGACTGGCGCTTGCCGCTCCGGCATCTGGCGGTCCCGCCCGATGCGGCCTTGGCGCAGGGGGAGACCGAGATCTTGCTCGATACGGGCGTGTCCGATTTCCGGGCAGGCAAGGAGGCGGCGATTGCGGTAGATGGGGGCGAAGCCGCGCCGGTGGTCATCCTGAGTGTTCAGTCGGACCGGCTGATCCTCACGGAACCGCTGGACCTTCGATCGCCCAATCAGCTCGTGTCGGCACAGCGGATCACCATCGCGCCGATCCGCGCCGGCATCCTGACTTCTGCGGTCGAGATCACGCGACGCCGCCAGCGCGATGGCACCGTCACCGCCAGTTTCCTCTTGTGCGACGCGCCGGACCTCGCGGCCCCGACCTTGCCGAGCTACCTCGGCCGCCCAGTCCAAACCGACCCGAGCCTAGTGCGCCGCCCCCTCACCGTCAGCCTGCGCCGCGCGGTCGAGTACGTGGACAACGGCTTTGGGCCGGTGGTGGTCGAGCCGATGCGCGACACCTTCGAGCGCGGCGAGGCCATCACGTTGAAGGCTCAGGGACCAGCCGCGCGCTGGGCTTTGCGCCGCTGGCTCTGGTCACTCCGCGGCAGGCAGGCCAGCTTCTGGCTGCCAACCTGGGGGCATGAGCTCCAGCTGCGCTCCGCCATGACCGCCGGATCAACGCTGATGCGCGTGGCACCGGTCGCGAAAGTAGATGTCTACACCGGGCGGCCCATCCTGCTCGAATTGCCCGGCGCACTGCGCTTGCGCACGATCATCGCGGCGATTGCAGACGGCGAAGATCATCGCCTGACGCTGTCATCGAACCTCGGCGAGCCCGTTCCTCTGGGCACGAAGGTGCATTTCCTGACCCCGGTGCGCGCGGATGCGGATCGGATCGAGATCACACATGGGGCCGTTGCGAGTGAGGTGACGATGCCAGTGGTGGAGGTGGTGGAGTGA